TGAGGGTTACAGGCGCCCTGAACTTCTGTCCGGCGTGAGGGAGGCATAGATCTGCTTGGAACCTAACACTGTAATCGAGACCGCCCTTGAGGATGTTTGTCCGACCAAAAGAGTGTTCTGTGATCGTAATACTGCGAGGCTGAACATATCCCTCTGGAAGACAGATGCCTTCATACTTGTGACGCAATTGGGCTACAAGGCTTGCATGGATATTACGTTGAAGGAATCGGGCATCAATGTGGACAGAACGGTTAAGTTCACGACGTTCATAAAGTGCATCCATTATGCCTTCTTGGTTCTAGAGTGGATACTTTTCGTTTTACAGCAACGCTTCTACAAGAAGGGGAACTTCTGTCAATGACACAGATGTCTCAAAATGATTCAATCGGTTTTCAGTGCGTTGTTCTACTGTAAATCTATGATGATAACTAATTCCTTGATCATAATCAGAATCTGGTATTTTTGTTGTTATTTGGAGACCACGTTCAAGAATTTTTGAATTCCAAGGATATTCTGCACACCAAAGAATGTAAGCTGGAACAATTTCAAATGGATGTAGTGTAATCTCATGACGACCTAATGAATACTGTCCATGATGATATGAATGTAATGTTCTCCACTTTCGGATTGTTGGTTCAACACATTCAACTCCATCAAAAAACTCACGAAGTGTGTTAGGTTCTTGGACATCCTTGCGTGATAATGCAGTGAGAGATTGGAGTGGATATGATCTATTCGTGTCATCGGCTAGATACTCCCGAATCGGTTTAGAGCTTATGAGAAATTCAGTTGTATTTAAAACTAACTTGTATCCACTCAGTTTCATCTCAGCGTGCATAAACAATACGTCATTTTCATAAGCATCAAATTTCTCAAGTTTTACTGAAGGATGAGAGTCAATCGCTTTCCTGATTTCCCAGGTTGGACACATTTCACGAACAATGTCCATTGAACGATCCGTACATCCCCAGTCAAATACAATTCCATGATCAAATATTTTTCGATGATGCTCAAGCCAAAAAGGAAGCAAGTATTCTTCGTTATAAATATTTGTTAAAACCGTGATTTGTATCATTATTTAGTCTTTCATGAACTTCTTAAGTGTCTTTTTAACGTCATCTGAATCAAGAACCTTGATTTCTTCAGGAGTATACCAAGCACAGTTATGCTGCTCCCGTGCAAGGAGCTCTGCGTATGCGCAAAACGGTGCTCCTTTTAGGGCACTTGGAACACCCACCTTATTGACATCAAGAAACTTGGAGATCCCCTTCATGCGGTTTACTGGATTCTTACCTGTTCCGCATACAACGGGTTTGTTACTGTTTCGGATTGGCGTTTCATCTTCATCTTCCATCGTAGGAGTCAATGTAAGAATACCATTTGGAGACACAGATGCAACAATCTTAGCTTTATCAGCTACAAAACGGTCAATCAATCCTTTCTTCCATTCATTGTATTTTGTGAGATCTTCGCCAACAAGATCCAACTGTTCTCCGGTGACAATGATGTCTGTATCCGCAATCCGAAGCCGATCAGCAAAAGGTAAATCAGGATTTGTTGCCAAATATACCTTCTTCTCGGCTGGCGTGAACTCGTGGTCAAAGATGAACCCATTCCTTACCTCCTCTGAAAACCTAGTTCCAGCGTCTCCTGGAAACTTGTATGCATTACGCTTAACATCCAGGATGTCGGCTTGAAGAGCAGGTGCTTCTTCGGGTGGAGGTGGGGCATCTGGAAGTGATATTTCAACTGGCTTAGCTGGCTTGGTTGTCCTTTCAATGACTGTGCTATTTGGCACATCAATTGGAGCAAGAGCATATAAATCACCCTTTGACTCAAGAAGACTAGGACGACCAAATGAATCCACAAATCGGAAGGAACTTGCAATCGCCTGTTGCAGGGTGTAGATTACCACTTCACGACTAAAGGGCTTCAACACTGAAAAGAGCTGCTCGCGGTCCCAGATGGATTTGTCAATGAACAACTTTCCAAGTTTGGTTAAGATCTCGTCGCGCGAATCCAAGTAGCTTGAAAGAGGGCGCACATGATCTGGATCGGCTACACTCTCAGTCACTTTACATTGTTCAATGTCAGGTGCCTCATCAAATGTAGGAGCTAACATTCCCTTCAAACGATAAGCCACTTCTTCGCGTCCCTCATCACGGATCTGAGGAACAACCAACTCTCGCCAATCAGCTGGAAGTGAAACCTGCATTGGACAATCCATTGCAGATTCGGCCATAACTTTACGGACTTTTGCAATACGCATTCCCTTGGCTTCCACCTTGGTGCGATACGTATATTCATCAAATGCTTCACGCTTCTCCTCAGCACGGATGATATGAAGATAGACTGTGCAGTTCTGTTCCTTGGGAATTAAGTCCTGGTGACTACATGTGCGGAGAGCACGACCCACAACCTGCTCAATACGGCTCATGTTCCACCAAGGGTCCAAAATATGAACTTGGCGAATAAATCGGAAGTCAATACCTTCAGCTGCAAGTGGACTTGTCACTATAACCTTGATGTTCTTGCCTGTAACATTTGCCCGGTTTTTAACAGCAGACAACATAGTGGAGATTTCAGCATCCGATGCATTGGAGGAAAGCATAATGTATTTGCCCTTTGAAGCACCCTTGTAGCTTGGTTCTGCAAGCAACGTATCACCTCTAAAGGGTATGTATCCATGCTCCTCAAGTGCAAGTACAAATGGTAAAGCACCACGCTCAACATAGTTTGAATACACTAAGCACACACCACCAGAGCTCTCAATGGATTTCAAGACTGTGACAAACTTGGCCGCATACTCGGGTAGTTTCTCAGGAGTCAAAAAGGGTTCTCCGACATAGGAATACTGATTCCTCGACTGTTTGAAGGTTTCCTTGAATCGTTTATCATCTGGAAAGACTGAGATCGTTGGAATGATCATTGCCTGACGTTTACTGTCATCATCCTCGTGTTTGGAGGTTGTCAAAACCTTCTTCTGAAATCCCTTTGCCTCAGAAGCTACGAGGGATAGATACTTGATACGATCCTTATCAGGAATATCCGGACCATTGAATCCCTTTGTCATTTCGGTAGTTGATGCGATCTCTGGTGGAGGAAGGCGAAATGGGAATGTGAATGGGCTCTCACCCTTGACATAGGAAACATAGTCCTGACACCACTGACGGAACTTGATCTCTGATTCACCACCCTTTAACTCTGCTTCACTCGTAAAGAACTCAGACGCCTTCAAGGTCGTCTTGAAAGGCTGCTTACGCTCATTCCAGAGGAAGAGGTTCATGTAATACATGATTTCATCAAAGCTGTCGAACATGGGTGTAGCTGTCAAAAGAACCAAAACAAGACCATCGGCTACTTTCACCAACTGTTCAAGACCTGAAGCAATCTGTGTCTCCTCTGAACGAATGTTATGCGCCTCGTCAATGATTAGAAGACGATTATCAAAGTTCTCATGGACCCACGCTTCATCAATATCCTTCTCAGTTCCAGTGAGCTTTTCAAGTAGGCGGTTTCCAAAGGATGTGTAAGCAGAGAACTCATAGAACTCTTTGATGATACGATCGGCTGTGTTTTCCAGACGAGTCATGATTTCAGGATTTGCCCAGTTCTTCGGCTCAGCTTCAATACGCAAAAGCATATCCAAATAGCGACGCCCAGTGCACTGCTTGGAACTGAGTGTGTCACTTGCCCTATCTAAATGAACACGAGACATATCAAAAATCTGCGTCCTAAAGTTCTCCTGGACAGCACGAGATGCCACGACCATCACCTTTTTATCCTGAAACTCGGGTCGGATAATGTATTCTTCAGCAACTTGGATTGCAGAACATGTTTTACCCACGCCTGTTCCGTGGACCATCAATAAATTGCGAGTTGGGGAATCTGGAGAGAGAACTCTGCGTAAAAACTTCTGCTGAGGCTGAAGGGAAAATGAAGCCGTGCAGGATTGATTGCGGATCGTATTCAACGCATCCAGACTTGCCGGTGGAAGTGATTTTGTAGTAATCTCTGCCAACTCTGCGTGTGTCAAGTTGACCATTACTTTGTTTCCTTATTATTTACTAAAGATGCCTTCCTCGCCTCCTGGACCTCCTTCGCCCGATGCTAATACTGGTCCCGCCAACAAGCCTCCGTCTGACAACACAGATGCCGCAAAGACTGTCGGTGCAGTTGGTATCGTAGCGGGTATTTTTGGATTTCTCATTTCAGTTATCTGGTGCTATGGAGCTGCTAGCCTCTCCTATGCGAAGTACGGGTCGATCGGTTGGGCGATCCTGGACTTCTTCTTTGCAACATTCTACTATCCTTACTATGCACTGGTTCTGAACACACCTACACCAACTATGATGGGTGGTCGTCGTCGTAGGTAACTTACCAGTCCATCAAGATGTCCTCCAAGCGACACTCACTCTCAGGCAAGCCATTCAAGCGCTGATTGACCTCTTGAAGTGTCGTATCCTCGGGATCCTCGTCCTGACCGTCAGGTAGACGGGTCTCATCCACCAAGATATCCACGAAGCCTGTTCCACACGGGGGCTTCTGACCGAACATAATGTTTGCAGAGACACCACGCATCGTATCAAACTCAGCACCCATCGCAGCATTGAACATGTTCTTACTGGTTTCCTCAAATGAGGATCGAGCCAGAACACCCGTCTCATTCTTATTCATACCAAAGCGGTTGACCGCTACAATACGACCGGAGAAGGTCATACTGTCCACAAGCACCGAGAGGTGATGGTAGTTCACCTTCTCTGACACGAAGACCTCTGAAAACTCCTCAAAGATCGCCAAGCGTGCAGTCTCAATACCAAAGACATCATTGATTTCGTGAATGTCGTTTGAGAATGTACGGGTTCCATCAGCTCCCGGGAAGGTCATGAGCTGGTAGAGATTGGTTCCATCTACATCCAGAACATACTGCTCCTTCTGTGAGTATCCGGCAATCTTCTCATCATACACCAACTCATTCTTCACCTTACGCAAGTGAACACCACCAACGCCATCCACGCCTGTGAGCACAATATCCAGAACCTTCTCCTCTAGGAATCGGAGTTGAGTTGGGTTCTTGATCGTGTTTGTGTCAAATGTCATACGGAGGATGATCTTTGTAGCAGACGCATCCGAGTGCATACACTCTAGAATCTTCAGGCCCGCATTACGGACCTTTGCAACCACCTCGGGCAAGTCGAGAATGTCACGGGCTGCCATCTCTAGATCATTGAGCTCAAGTCGCATAATCCAAGGTGATGCACATGAACCCTCATTTGCAATCGAGAACTCTTCGTAGAGTGCCAAGATCGCAGCATCATCCTCTACAGCCGTGTTTGCCGAGTCAGGATCGTAGTAGATTCGCACCGACTTGGTGATGTCACGCAGGGTTGTGCGCTGAATCTCCTTCATCTTGGAGACTGTGTTGTCCTGATTTGCAGAGATCTCAGGGAGCAGATACACTGTATTACCGGGCTTCTTAGGGTTCGCAGAGGCACTCAGCAACTCCTCAATACGAGGAACACCTGAAGTAGCGTTCGCCTTCACTGTGCCTGCCGAGTGGAAGGTATTCAGTGTAAGCTGGGTAGTAGGCTCTCCAATGGACTGTGCTGCAAGAGCTCCAACCATCTCACCTGAGTGAGCCTGACTCTTGATGTAGCGGTAGCGGATGTCTCGCATAAGCTCATCAAAGAGCGCTACACTGAGGCGGTGGATCACGATGGACTTCTTAGGAGCCAAGTAATACCGGAGCAGGGCGTGAAACACCTTGCTGTGTGGAAACTCCTTCATAAATCGATTGAGACCTGCAACCACCAGAGCAGGTGTGAGATCCGTCTTGGTTGAATATGGGTTCTCATACTTGGTGATCAAGCGCTTGAGATTGACCGGGGCCAGAACTGTATCATTCTTGCGGTAGCGGAATACAGACTTGATGAGCATCTCACGATCAGCTGTGATCTCGTCTACCATATCAGGGCAGTCCTCCACAGACTCCTTCAAGAACGGGTTCACATCCTCGGGAGTCAGTGCATAGTCCTTGTAGATGTTCTCTAGAGTCATCAGAGCAAGGTTACACGTCTGAGACTCAACAGAGACTGTGTCTACACCATCCTCACCGTAGACGAACTGGATCACTGAACCAGTCACATTTCGCACTGTTCCATCGTGCTCTACGTGCTGATCTTCCATGGACTTCATCAGACGGCGCTGAATGTAGCCTGTATCTGAGGTCTTGACGGCTGTATCAATAAGACCCTCACGACCTGCCTGAGCGTGATAGAAGAACTCTGCGGGCATCAGACCATCCACGAAGGAGTGCTGAACAAACCCACGAGACTCCACACCGTCGTCATACCTTGCAAAGTGGGGCAGAGTTCGGTCCTGTAGAGTATACTGAACACGACGACCCTCAATCAGCTGTTGCCCCAGAAGAGCAACCATCTGGGTAATGTTGTGCTCACCTCCCTTAGATCCTGAGTCAACCATCTGAACAATACGGTTGTCCTTGGACAGGGACTCAATCACCTTGGTATTGATGTTCGCTGCAACGTCCTTCAGAGCTGAAGAGATTTTATCCTCAAGGTCCTCACCGTCCGAAAGACCTGAGATGTTGATAAACTGACCTGCGTGCATATCCGAAAGGATCTTTGCCACACGATCACGACCTGTCTTGAGCTGATCTGCAACGAAGTCAAGAGTGGTCTGGTTTGCAATCAGATCGGATGTACCGACTGAGAAACCAGTGTAGAGGTTGTACTGAGTCACAATCGACTGGATGTCATTGATCAGCTGACCTGCGCGCTCAGGACCGAAGTCTGAATAGATCACGTGGAGCAAGCCGCCAACAGCACCCTTCTGCAGGATGTCGCCTTCTTTCAGCTGTCCATTCTTCAGTGTGATCTTTCCCTTATGGTTCATCATCGGGAACGCGGTCGAGATCAGCTCAGCGCCGGTCCAAGGACGATTCTTGCGAGTGAAGGGAAGCTTGACGCGTGCAAGGATGTTCATCGCAATCTGCTCGGGAACCTTGACGTTCGGTTGGCTGATGCGGTAGGCACCCGTCATCGTATCCTGAAAGAGCTGGATGATTGGGCTGTTGGTACGGGGACTGATGATGTTTCGCAGAACTGAAGCAATGTATCGAAGCTCTGTAGCTGATGCAATGCTCTGAGGCACGTGCATGTTCATCTCGTCACCATCAAAATCAGCATTGTAGGGACGAGTAGCTGAAACGTTCAGACGGAACGTACTGTAAGGCAAGACCACAATGCGGTGGGCCATCATAGAAGCCTTGTGAAGAGACGGCTGACGGTTGAAGAGAACAATGTCGCCGTTGATCAGGTGACGGTGAACCACATCACCCTCACGAATATCAATCGTATCCGGATTCACGTAGCGCAGACTGAGTGTGCGGTCATCAGCCTTGAGATACACTGACTTGGCTCCCGGGTGCTTGTCAGGACCATTCTTGATATATCCCATTAGACGATCGCGGTTGTAGGGACTGACAATCTCAGGAAAGGTCAGATTCACGGCAATCTCCTCTGGAACACCGAGCTCATCCAGTTCAATGTTTGCATCCGGTGTGATGACTGAACGAGCAGAGAAATCAACACGCTTTCCCATCAGATTTCCACGAACACGTCCTGTCTTGGCGCCAAAGCGAGACTTCAGGGTTCGAAGAGGACGTCCAGAGCGCTGAGCAGATGGCTCCAGACCTTTGATGTCATTGTCCACATAGGTTGCCACGTTATACTGAAGTGCGGCTGTATACTTGTCCAGTGTGACCGCTGACTCCTGTTTATCAATCTTGTCACGAAGACTGTCATTTGAGCGGATGATGGTAATGAGCTGATGCGTCAGGTCATCCTCCATGCGCTGATTGTCATCCATAACAACTGAAGGACGGACCGTCAGTGGTGGAACTGCAAGAACCGTGCAGATCATCCACTCGGGACGAGCAAACTCGGGATTGAGACCGATGTTCTTGCAATCCTCGTTTGTGATACGCTGGAAGGCGCGCAAAATCATCTCAGCCTGAAGAGTCACTGGTTCAGGCTGGTTTTCAATATCAGGGCTATACACCTGACCCTCAAGTGTCGCAGCCTTACCTAGGACCTTTGCAATCTTCTTGAAGATAGGCGTCTGGCAATGGTGGCACTCAAACGGCTCCTTAGGTCTCGGAGTCGGACGTAGATCACGAACCTCCTTAAAACGCGCAAGTCCTGAAGACTTCAAAGATGAAAGGTCCTCCTCGGATGCAAGAGGCTTTGAACAGTTGAGACAGATCACATTTGCAAGCTTCTCAATCATATCAAAGAACTGATAGAGGTAGACTGGGCGGGCAAGACGGATGTGTCCAAAGTGACCGGGGCAGAACTGGTTTGTCTGCTTGCACGTGGGGCAGACCTTACCGTTCTCAATGACACCGAATCGTGCATCAAACACGCCATTCGGGATAGGCTGATTACCTTGGTAGGTTTTATCTGTAGTAACTTCAACAACTGAGCGCTTAAGAAGATTATCTGGGTTTGCGATTCCGAACTGAACACCTACAATAGTATCACCCATGGTTAATACCTCTTATCCTTCCCTTTAGATTATTCCGTTTTGTTGTCCAACGGAAACGGCAGTTGAGAAGATCCGACCTGCAACTGGAATCATCATATGATGAATTCTACCAAGCCATTCAAGACCCAATAAAAAGACACCCATACTGCTTCCTACGATGACAAATACATTACCAAGTTCTGGTGTGGGTTCAAGATGAAACGCTTCCAAAATAGGTGTCACAAAACTTTCATGATCCCCAATAAGTTTTTGCTCAACTTTTGAAACAACACATCCATTACAGGCTAAGTGTTGTAACCAAACTAATACACAGATAAAGAGAAGGATCGTCTGAAGCCAAAACGCTGGATACAATGTATGAGATATAACAATCAATATGATCAGCGTATTACTGAGAAAGTTATGAATGTATCGCAGGATCTTACCCTTTCGAATCGGATCCTCCTCCCAGAACATAACTTTATGAACCCCCCATTCCGTCCATTCTATTGCAAATGTCTCCATTCTTAACCACGGAGAGAAAAGCAGAGTTCCCAGAACTCATCGTTGTCAAGGGCTCGTTTTACTGCATTAGGGTCGTATATTGAGTTTAGCTTTTCAACAAATAGTTCATACTCTTCACCACGGTGCTCCTTGAACAAGGTTCCTTGGCGAAAGCGAGTGTTCCGAATGACCCCTAAGATATCTCGGGCAAGACATTCTGTTGTGTATGCGGGGATTTCAAACTCTCGTTCTGAATCCTTCATGTCCCGGACAATTGATGCCCAGTGTTCAAGTGTTAGATAGTGATCCATGCTTAATAATACGCGTAATAAAATGTCACACTCGCAACACATGGAAAATAGACCTGGAAGTTTCCGTTGACAACCCAATATCCTCCACTTTGACTCGTAAACAGGTCCTGATTGTAAATATACGTTCCTACACCCGAGTTACTTGCAGAGATCCCTGTAATCCAGAGAGGCCGTGATGTAGCAATTGCCGTTGTAGTTGAGAACAATCGAGCTGCACTTCCTGATCCCGAGCTCGTGAGTGTAGTTGATGTTACATTTCCAGATACAACACTATTAAGAAGCGGTCCAGTGGCTCCAGTTGGACCCGTGCTTCCAGCCGCTCCTCCTACTGTTCCATCCGGTCCACGCACACCGCGCGGTCCTTGAGGTCCTATTGGTGATATTCCTGTATGTCCTGTAGATCCAGTGAGTCCCCGCGGACCTGTTGGACCTGGCCTTCCAGGAAATCCGTTCACACCTGTAGTTCCTGTAGGTCCAGGAGGTCCTCTCACTCCTGTTGCACCTGTGCCAGCTGCCGGTCCTCTTATTCCAACAGGGCCGGTTGGACCCGTTGATCCATTTGGACCCGTCGCACCTGAAGTTGTAGTTGGACCGGTAGTCCCCCTAAATCCAGTTAGACCCACACGCCCAATTGGACCAGTCCCTCCAGTAATCCCTTGTAAACCAACAATACCCGTTGCACCCGTAGTTTGTGGACCACTTCGTCCAGTATACCCAGTTGCACCGTTTACTGTGAGACTACCTGTAGTGCCAACACTGCCAGTTGTTCCTGTGAATCCGGTAATACCCCGACCTCCTTGCGGTCCAGTAGGACCTGGTTTAGCTCCGGGAATATACCGAAGAGGCGCTGTGCATGCAGTGGTAGATCGCGGAGAGAACGATGTATACATTATTCTTAGACAGGAGTGTAATAAAATACCGTAAACGATGTTGCAGGTAGTGTTGTAAGTGCAACCACTCTCATAACAGTATACCAAGTTCCAGATACATTAGAAGGATAAATGGATTGAACACCAACGGCTCCCATGGATCCCGTTCCGTTCTGATTACTGTACCCCTGAATCACAAGTGTTGGATACGATGAAACTGTAAGTGATGTTGTGTTACTTGCTGCATAAGCACTAGGTGTAGTGCCTGACACTGCAGAAAAGCTTATAACGTTACTTGCTAAATTCCATGTAATTCCACCTGTCGGGCCCGTCGGACCCACATTTCCGATTGACCCAACCGGGCCTACTGCGCCTGCTGATCCCTGAGATCCAGTTGGACCTGTTGCACCTATTTGACCCGTAAATCCTGTGAATCCTTGAGTTCCAGTTGGACCCGTCATACCCGTGGGTCCCGTGGGTCCGGTGAATCCACGAACACCCTGTGGTCCCGTTACGCCCGTAATACCCGTCGGTCCTGTATAGGTCACACTTCCAGGTGGACCAGTTGCACCCGTTGGACCCGTTACTGTGCTCATTTGACCCGTAGGTCCAGTATTCGTAGCGCTTCCTGGAAGTCCCTGTGCACCCGTTGGACCCGTAACACCTGTTGGTCCCCGAACACTGCTTGCGTATCCTGCTGGTCCTTGGGGACCTTGAGGTCCTTGGGGACCGGTTGTGCCTGCTGGACCTGCTGGACCTGTTGGTCCAGTATTTGTTGCACTTCCAGAACTTCCCTGGAAGCCTTGAGGACCTTGAGGACCTGTTGAACCCATTGTTCCCGGAAATCCCTGAGGACCTTGAGGACCCGCACAAACATTTGGAGCACAAGTTGTCACTCCGACACCAGGTGTGTATCTGGAAAGGAAAGAACTCATTACTATTTCACGATTGTTTATTTCCTGGAAATGTTAAGCGAAAGTGTAGACCTGGGCGTTATTAAAAAAGAGAACCACATTTTCATACATATCGGTGCCAACCCTTAGTGTCCCAGATGCTCCGCCAATATTTGATATATTAATACCATCTGAATTAAGTGTCACTCGGACATATGCATTTGTAAATACAACGTTTGAAAGTGTATTTGAAATGTTTAGATCACCACCACTACTATCTATAAGACTGTATCCAGCCAAATTTATATTCGCCGTTGCTGTCCCACCAAATGTTCCATTCGCACCCTGAGGTCCAGTGGGGCCAGTGTAACCAGTGCCGCCTCCACCACCTCCAGCAGGTCCAGTAGGTCCTTGAGGTCCAGAAGCAGGTCCAGTAGGTCCCTGCGAACCATTCAGTCCTGCCACACCCTGCTGACCATCAACACCTTGAGGTCCTGTCGGTCCTAAAAATCCTTGAGTTCCTTGGGTTCCTTGAAATCCTTGAGTTCCTTGGAAACCCTGTGTTCCCTGGAAACCTTGAGTTCCCTGGAAACCCTGTGTTCCCTGGAATCCTTGGGTGCCTTGGAATCCTTGAGTTCCTTGGAAACCTTGTGTCCCCTGGAAACCTTGAGTCCCTTGGAATCCCTGAGTTCCTTGGAAGCCCTGGGTCCCCTGGAAACCTTGGGTGCCTTGGAATCCCTGTGTTCCCTGGGCTCCTTGAGTTCCCTGGAAACCTTGAGTTCCTTGGAAGCCCTGAGCACCAGTATGTCCAGTTCCAAGTGGGCCCGTAAAACCTTGAGTTCCCTGGGTTCCCTGAAAGCCCTGGGTTCCCTGAAAGCCCTGGGTTCCCTGAAAGCCCTGAGTTCCCTGAAACCCTTGGGTGCCTTGGAATCCCTGAGTTCCCTGGAAACCCTGAGTTCCCTGAAACCCTTGGGTGCCTTGGAATCCCTGAGTTCCCTGGAAACCCTGAGTACCTTGATTTCCCTGGGTCCCCTGGAAACCTGTAGATCCTGTATTGGTTGAAGATCCAGGAACTCCCTGAGGTCCAGTAGGTCCACTCGGACCTGTTCCTCCAAGAAATCCATTACTGCCTTGAACACCCGTAGGTCCAGTAGCTCCTGTATTCGTTGCGGATCCAACAGGTCCCTGAAATCCCTGGGTCCCAGTTCTTCCTTGAGTCCCCTGAGTTCCCTGAAATCCTTGGGTTCCCTGAAATCCTTGATTACCCTGAAATCCTTGGGTGCCTTGGAATCCCTGGGTGCCTTGGAATCCCTGGGTGCCTTGGAATCCCTGGGTGCCTTGGAATCCCTGGGTGCCTTGAAACCCTTGGGTGCCCTGATCTCCTTGGGTGCCCTGAAATCCTTGAGTTCCCTGGAATCCTTGGGTGCCCTGAAATCCCTGAGTGCCTAGACTTCCCTGAACTCCTTGAGTTCCCTGAACTCCTTGAGTTCCTGTAAATCCGGTTAGACCAGTAGTGCCTAGAGTTCCCTGAAATCCTTGGGTGCCCTGGAACCCTTGGGTGCCTTGAAATCCTTGAGTACCCTGGAACCCCTGAGTGCCAGTAGGTCCTGTTCCAAGTGGACCTGTAAACCCTTGGGATCCCTGAGTTCCTGTAAATCCAGTTATGCCTAGTGGGCCTTGAAAACCCTGAGTTCCCTGAAATCCCTGGGAGCCTTGGAAACCCTGAGTTCCCTGGAAACCTTGAGTTCCCGTAAATCCAGTTCCAGCTAGACCGGTAAATCCAGTAAATCCAGTTGTACCTAGAGTTCCCTGAAAACCTTGGGTGCCTTGAAATCCTTGACTCCCAGTCCTTCCCTGAGTTCCCTGAGTTCCCTGAAATCCCTGCGGTCCTTGGGGTCCGGTTCCAAGTGGACCTGTAGGTCCAGTTGAACCTGTATTGGTTGCGGATCCAGCAGGTCCTTGAGGACCCGTTCCAATTGGACCCGTAGGTCCTGTAGCCCCTGTATTAGTTGCAGATCCTGGACTACCTTGGGGTCCCTGGGGTCCCGTTCCAAATGGTCCTGTAGCACCTGTTGCACCCGTTGCACCTGTATTGGTTGCTAAACCAGGAACTCCTTGTGTGCCGGCGGGACCCTCTGGTCCAGGAGCACCTTGTAGTCCAGGAATGCCAGGTGGACCCGTTGGACCCGTATTGACTGCAGATCCAGAAATCCCTTGAAACCCTTGTGTTCCCTGAAATCCTTGAGTTCCTCGAGCCCCCTGGAAACCCTGAGTTCCTTGATTTCCTTGGGTTCCGTTTGATCCATTGGACCCTGCGCTACCTTGGAAACCCTGAGTGCCCTGGAATCCTTGAGTTCCCTGAAAACCTTGAGGTCCTTGTGGTCCTTGACTACCATTAGCTCCTGGAGGTCCCGGAGGTCCTTGAAGTCCTGACATATTGTTCTTTTCCCACTGTTAAAAATCACCGTAAATTCACAAATGAGCACTGGTCCTACAGGTCCTATAGATCCAAACTTACTAACATCAATACTTAACGGACCTCTAGGATTGACGGGAGCGAATGAATATATAAAGCTAGTAGCACCATATATTGTACCATCTATTGAACCTCCGTTTGTTCCACCAACTGTTCTCGCGATGTTTCCAAATGCAGAATCGGGGCCCACTGAATCGCCTCATATTGCAACTCTAGATGAACTTATGGCAAGTCATGCGGCTACTATTGCAAAGGAGGCAGCTGATAAGGCGGTCTTGAATATATTGCTCTCACCTACGCGCGAGGCATTTCGCACCCAACTATTTCAATGGGCGTCTGCTGGATTTCCAGATCTCTATGTTATACAGACCTTCTCGATTACACCGCCTGAGATTTGCACAGATGGTGAAACGAGAGAAATTGGAAAGTATATTGAATATTGTATTGGAACTGATCTAGGTTCAGTAATCACAACAATCAAATCATTGATGACGGGTATTCAGCCTTCATGGTCAATTACCGCGAACAGTTTGCGAATCCATGTAACTAAGGCCAGCTAATATTGACATATCCATTAGTTGCTGCACCGGCACCTCCGCCAGTTGTATTTGTAACTGTTCCTGTGAGATTTGTCGCAAGACCTGAACCACCACCACCTGCCGAACTAAAATATCCACCTCCACCTCCACCATACCAACCACCACCACCTCCACCTCCATAGGGACCTGCTTCACCTCCAGTATATTGATATCCAGGATAACCAGTTCCATATGGAGTATATCCACCACCACCTCCAGATGAAGGTCCTCCACCTCCACCTGCACCACCATAATAAGGATCACTACCACTACCTCCATATGTGCCTCCTCCCGCGCCACCACCAGCAGAATAAGCGGTTCCACCACCTCCACCTGCAGTAACTATATCTGCCCCTGATCGCCGAATCGCAGAACGTCCTCCGCCCGCACCACCATAATAATAACGCCATGAACCACCACCTCCACCATATCCACCCCCATACGTGTATCCATAATAGTTATATGTAGCGCTTCCACCTGCACCTCCAACAACAATGGTTAATGTTTCAGCAGGTGTGACTGCAAGTGTTCCACCTACAAGACCTCCAGCACCTCCAACGTTTCCATACACGTTATTACCTCCTCCAGCACCAGCTAAAAGCACTTGTAGTGTCGTTACACCCGATGGAACTACAAATGTTTGATCACCACCGGTATATGTAAAGTTTGAACTTCCAGAACCGCCTCCACCGGATGATACGACTATAGTTCCTTGAGCAGGAGGGAAAAATTTATAAGGATGATTGCTAGGGAGTTTTGAGGTATTATACATGTTGTTTATCATCATTAAATTCCCCACTTGTGTGCGAGGTAACCTTCAACTTGTTGTATCTGAGGTAGTGTCAAAGAGGTATTAAAAACGATCAGCTCGCAAAAATCTACATTGACATATCCACTTACCGAGTGTCCGATTTCAAAATTTCCAGAATAGGCAGCATTTGACTGATTCTGTCCAAATAAGATATTCGAACCATTGTACGTTGTACTTCCATTAACTCGCCCGGTAGATCCACTTGCCGCATTTGGCATATAAATCTGCAAAATCCTTGGGGTTGTAGAGGTAAAAGGAAAGTCAAATTGACTACTTAGATAAAAGGGCTGAAGACCACCGTTATATTGAAAAATAACACCAAAATTTGGACTACCCCCGGTGAATCCAAATGGACCGCCATTTCCACCACCCGGAATTGCCATGTTTTGTTCTACAAGGAAATAGGTTGCTGGACCAGCAGCAATCAGTGTAGAAAAGGATGCATTTGAAAGACGTTGACTTGAAGATTGAGTAAATCGAATAAACGAATTTCCCCCTATTCCGCTAGAAACTAGCAGAGGATATGATGTGCCCGTCATATGATATCCATTTCCTGACTTATCAAACCATTGCACTACGTTTGAGTTTGATAATGTCATTGTTTTGATATCTGATCCATCCAACCATAATGAACAACTACTGATATTCGTTGGTAAGAAGGGAAGTACAGACAAAGAAGGGAGCTTATAAAAAGGATGAGTCGAAGGTAATGAACCTTGTATATCCCATTTCCATGCAAGATAACCTTCAATTTGTTGCCTTTGGCTTGGAGTTATCTCGCTCTGATACATGATGTATTCGCATAAGATGTAGGGTTGAGGGTATGCATTTCCAATATAGTATGTTACGTTCGACGTAGAGTATCCAGATGCAAGATTATTGGTACTAAGAGCGTAGCTAGTTCCATTTAAAGTAACGACGTTACTTGCAGTTGAAACTGCAGAGTGAATCATCACAGCTAGAGCAGTAGTCCCTACTGTATTAACGGCTGGATCAGCACCCATACCTACTACACCTCCTCCGACTGCATAGGACTGTAAATAGGGTCCTCCACCGCCCGTTGGATAAACTAAGTTGTTATAACCACCTTGATTGTTAATACCACTTGCCTGAGTACTAAACCAACTTATATAGTTTGGAGTTGATGTATCAACACGATATACTACAAAAATTCCACGAGCCTGCTCACTACTAAATGATACGTTTGATACAGTTAATGTTGAACTACCTGCAAATGAAACTGCACTATTTCTTTTAAGTGTTGTGATCGTAGGTGCTGTTCCTATTAATGTTGTTGCATTCCAACCGTTGTTCGATTTATCTCTCCAGGCAGTCACCGTACTTCCCGATAATGTAAGTGTAGTATAATCTGCTGCATCAAACCATACAGATAGTTCCGGTATATCAATTGGAGAAAATGGGCGACTGAAAGGTCGAACCGATGTAAATGGATGATTCAATGGAAGGACTTCATTGGGCATTGTTGTGTTAGACCATTTGCTAGCAAGATAGGCTTGGACGACTGCTCGCTCACTTGATGTAAGTGCATTAGAGTAGAACAGAATTTCATTGATGTATCCATGAAAATTCCTGCTTCCCTGTACAGTTGCCGTCATCCCCGCAACATACAGTACGTTTGGCGTGTAGTTTGAATAAGTACTCGAGTAGGCGTTTGAGCTACTATATGTCTGTTCAACATCGTTCACGCGAATCCAGTCGGACGTAACACCTGGACTGGATATTATTGCATCAATACGTGGTCCAAGAGATGTATTTGAATTTACTGTAACAGCTTGTGTCCAATTCCCACCATTAAGATCAAAAAATAGTTGAGAAGACTCTGAAGTACCCATTTGAAATGAAACAATAAAGTTGGGACGATTTGTATAGGATCCACCATTCGTTCCACTAATAAAAACTGGATTACGATACGAGTCATTGCAGAGTGCAGTATACGAGACAAATGCTGACATTGATTGTGTAGGTACTACAAAGGGCCAGTTTCCATCATATCGGAGTCCTTGATTAGAGGCATTAATGACCGAAGATACATTGCTACAAAATAGCCCCTTTCCGGAAACATAGGTTGGATATTGACCGCTAATTGTATTTGAAAGAGTGAACCCTAACGTAGCTTTATCTCGCCATCCACTTACGTTGCTTCCTGATGGGAATGTCATCGTAGTTGTGTCTGCGCCATCTAGCCATAACATTAATCCACGCACGCTGCCGGGAATACTCGTATAGTAGTTAGATAACCCCCATTTCAAAGAGAGGTATCGCTCAACTGATTGACGTTGGGGCGTATTGAGAGCTGTAGCGTAATAGATAATCTCTTTGGCGTAAAAAGTCCCGAATATGCTCTGGGCTATAAATCCACCGATTGCGTTAGATAGTGTTGAACAGTTGTGATTTGAGGATGCGAGTGTTTGTGTTAAGGTTCCCGATACAAATAACTGTCGATTTGAGTCAGCAGTATAGATTGATTCAGCAACAAACGTTGCATTTGAAAGTGAGAATGAAGAACCACCATTTGCATCAATATTATACCAGGCATCATAAATATTCGTTGCATTGACACCAAGGAAGGTTGCTTGATTGTTTGAAGTTACTCCAGCCCCTAATATCTGTGCTCCTGAAATGTACTGCACGACAAAAAAGATGGAATAAGATGAGTTTCCAGATGGTAAAGTTCCATTTGGTAAGTTCATGTAGTTTGAAGAAGCACCATTAAAGTAGATGTTTGATAACGAATACGTAGGCTGGTTTCCAGGTGTTGATTGTGTAGCGTTATTTCCAGTTCCTGATTTATCATTCCATTGACTAACTGCACCACCACTTTGTGTGATCGTAGATATGTCGGATGCATCTAACCATAATGTGCATCTGGGAATGTTCAAAGGACTGCCTAGAAGTGGAGTATACCCGTTTAGATTCAGTAGTGAAGCACCCCATTTATTTGCAAGATAGGCTTGAATGTTCTGACATTGGGCTGTGGTTAAGATGCTATTGTAAAAGATGATTTCCATAGCGTATCCGATGTAATAGTAGGCTGTAGTGGTCGTATCAACACCTAAATATGTGGTTGTTGAGTTACTAAATCCAGGAGCACCACCGGATAAAAATGTTCCTCCATTTAATGAAATTGAATTTGATGAAGATGTAAACTGAGACGTTACGATTGCAGTTGTTCCACTTAGATAATACCCTGATGTTGCGGTTGTTGTAGCCGCTAACCACGCCACTTCATTGTTCAAGTTGCCAACTACCTGTGACGAACCAGTACCAGAAGCCCCAGAATATCCAGCACCCAATGAGCGAGCGCCTAGTTGACCACCAATTATAATGTTGTTGTTGAAACTTGGACTTGGGTTATTAAAAACAACAAACATCGTTTCACTCGTTGGATTTGCCGGATAACTTGTTACATATCCAACATTGGAAGCTTGGAAATAGACGCAATTGGATGCTGTGTTGTACGTTCCGCCTATACGGCTGGATGCAACGGTTGCGTTGTAACCATTACCTGATTTATCAACCCACGTACTCACTGTTGCACCATTTGAAGGTGTAGTTCCTGTTCCCGCAGGGTCTGCACCATCAAACCATAACTGACAGCCTGGAATCGCAGTAGGCGTTATTCCGGATACAAGATTAGCTTGCGGAACACATTCAAGTCCCCATTTCCACATAAGATACCCTTCTACTTGTTGACGTTGCGTAGTAGTCAATGCTTGATTATACATAAGGTATTCGGCATGGTATCCAATTCCATAATACGCTGCGGTATTATCCTTTGCACCAATAACAAATCGATCTGTAAAGTTCCACGTGTACCCACTGTCACTTACATTTGAGTAGGTTATAGTCCCTCCAGGGGCGCCATAAATATAAACATCGTAGGATTCTGATGTTGATGATAATCCACGCGTGACCCATTCTACTAGTAAATTTGCACCCATTCCCTTTGGGATGTTGCTATTGATACCAGGACCTGATGCATACAAATTCCCACTACCAGCATCTTGAACCACATGTGAATTTCCAGAACCGTTGTTCGTCCATTGCAATGACATTGCTCCAACAATACCACCCGTCTGCGAAAATACCATGAAGAACGTGTTCGTATCGTTAGGTGGAAAGAAGCTCTGGAAGTTTATAGTATTTGAAGACCACATAGCTTGAGTACTGTAAATTCCATATGAGCTAACACCGGTTGGGTTCATAAATACAGATGGTTTTCCGTTATATCCTGTTGCTGAGTATGTGCCAGTACTCGTCACTGTTCCAGCACCATGCTGAACCAAATTGTTGCTATTGGATGATTTATCGCGCCATTCAGTGATAGTTTGACCGTTACTAGGATTTGCAGGTGTAAATGTTGATGAATCTGCTGCATCAAACCACATACAGCATCCCGGAATGCTTCGTGGATCAAATCCAGAGATACTTTTGGATGTTCCGAGGATCTCGGGCATTACTTACTTAGAACAAAACATAGTTTGAGTTTGATCCGCCTCCAGGATAGGTTGCCATGAGCGTTACTGCATTTCCAGGTGGAATAATCATGTTGGATGGGTAGATATTTGCAGTTCCATTGGTGTAGGTCATCGTGATACTCAAATAGGTTCCTGTATTGTTGCGGAACACCCAATATCCGTTAGAATCGTTAGACCAGTTGTTTGAAGGGGTTCCTACACTTGAGGGATATCCAATTGTGACACCGGTGATCCCAGAGGTATTGATGTCATAGTGCGTTCCATAGGAAGATGCTGCAGGTGTAATTGAAGTTCCTGATGTGATTTTTGAATAGTTCGGGCGGTATCCATTTGCAACTGTGATTGCTCCGGTAATCGTGAGCATATTAGACGAATTAAAGGTCAAGTTGGAGTTTCCAAATGCGTTCGAACTTGTGCCTGTAGCTGTCAAAAGGTTTGTAGAGGTCGTCGATCCGTTGATAAACGATGAACTACCTCCTCCTCCGCTACCTGCTGGTCCTTGGAATCCCTGGGTGCCCTGAAAGCCAGTAAATCCAGTTGTGCCTAGAGTTCCCTGGAAACCCTGAGTTCCTTGGAATCCCTGGAAACCAGTAAATCCAGTTCTTCCTTGGGTGCCCTGAGTTCCCTGGAAGCCTTGAGTTCCCTGGAAGCCTTGAGTTCCCTGGAAGCCTTGAGTTCCCTGGAAGCCTTGAGTTCCCTGAAATCCCTGAGTACCTTGGAAACCCTGAGTACCTTGGAAGCCTTGTGTTCCCTGGAAACCTTGAGTACCTTGGAATCCTGTAAAACCAGTGACTCCTTGGTTACCTTGAAAGCCCTGGGTACCCTGAAAGCCCTGGGTGCCTTGATTTCCCTGGGTGCCCTGAAATCCCTGGGTTCCCTGAAATCCCTGGGTGCCCTGAAATCCCTGGGTGCCCTGAAATCCCTGGGTTCCTTGATTTCCCTGGGTTCCTTGATTTCCCTGGGTTCCTTGGAAACCCGTAAAACCAGTGACTCCTTGGTTACCTTGAAAGCCCTGGGTGCCTTGATTTCCCTGGGTGCCTTGATTTCCCTGGGTGCCCTGAAATCCCTGGGTTCCCTGAAATCCCTGGGTGCCCTGAAATCCCTGAGTACCTTGGAAACCCTGAGTACCTTGGAATCCTTGGGTGCCCTGGAATCCCTGAGTACCTTGGAATCCTGTGAAACCAGTGACTCCTTGGTTACCTTGGAAGCCTTGGGTACCTTGGAAACCCTGAGTACCTTGGAATCCTTGAGTTCCCTGGAAGCCTGTGAAACCGGTGACTCCTTGGTTGCCCTGAAATCCCTGAGTACCCTGAAATCCTTGGGTGCCCTGGAATCCCTGAGTACCTTGGAAACCTTGAGTTCCCTGGAAGCCTGTGAAACCGGTGACTCCTTGGTTACCTTGAAAGCCCTGGGTGCCTTGATTTCCCTGGGTGCCCTGAAATCCCTGGGTTCCCTGAAAACCTTGGGTGCCTTGGAATCCCTGAGTACCTTGGAATCCCTGAGTACCTTGGAAACCTTGAGTACCCTGAAATCCTTGGGTGCCCTGGAATCCCTGAGTACCTTGGAATCCTGTGAAACCAGTGACTCCTTGGTTACCTTGGAAGCCTTGGGTGCCCTGGAATCCCTGAGTACCTTGGAATCCTTGAGTTCCCTGGAAGCCTGTGAAACCGGTGACTCCTTGGTTGCCCTGAAATCCCTGAGTACCCTGAAATCCTTGGGTGCCCTGGAATCCCTGAGTACCTTGGAAAC